ATTGCCTTTAAGTTAATAGGAGGAGGAACAAGGTCTGTTGCTCGTACAGCAGGTACTAAAACTTCATTAGCATAAGCACTAAACGTATAATCTACGGAGTCAAACTTTGAATCAAAGTACTCTACAGCTGTAATAGCTTGCTGAGTTTCTGAAGTTTGAGTAATACCTAATATTTTATATTTTTTAGGAGAACCTTCGAAAAGATTACCATAAGCATCTTTTTCTGTAACAACCCATACAGCTCCTTCTTCGGGCGCGCTTGTAAAAGATTCAAAATTATTTACTGTAATATTAGTAACATTTGTTGAGGGAATAGTATTAGAAATAGTAGCAGTTTCTACTCTGGTATGTTTTGACCAAGTTACTTCTACCGCATTTCCTGCACTATCCACTAAATTAGAGGCTGCAGTTTCTGTTGTTACAGAAGGTATAAGATCTCCTCTGGAATATGTTACTCCGCCTATATTGGCACTGGATTGTGCTAAAAACGCTGAGGGCGAAACAATTAATACGCCTATTTCGTAAGTTCTATTTGCAACCAGATTTATTGGAGCATCCAAAGTAAAACTAGATTGAGTAGGAGTATTGGCAGAGCTAATTCTACCACTGAAGCGTACAGCATTTCTATCTGCGTCTTGAATATTTACAATATCTCCAGGCGTTAAAAATGCTGCATTAATAGAAGTTGAAAAATTAACTACTTCTGTTTGATTAATAGAAGTCCAAAGCTTCCATCTACCGTATCTGAGTGCTTGTCCTTCAGAAGTACACCCAAAAGCTACAGCTTGTTCTGTTATAATTTTTCCTGTTTCAATAATATCACGTTTATCTTCAACTATTAAGGATTCTAACGCGTAATTTGCTTCTGGATTATTCCAAGCAACAACAACCTGATTTGCTCGAGTCTTGCTACCAGTACTTTCATACGATAGTATCCCGTCTATTACATTGGATTTTGAGAAATTATAAACAGGTTCCTTATCTTGGTCTACAACAGGAAAAACTTGGCCGTCCATCCAGTATACCATGCTTCTAAATATCGTAGCCATGTCTTTTATAACTTTATAAGAATCCATAGGCTTGGCAAGGAATAAGTTCGCTGTAAATCTAGGTTCTGTACCTCCCGTTCCGTTAGGTACAAGCTCATCACAGTATCTTGCGATTCTGTACAAAGAATATTTATCTATTTGGGCATCTTTAAGGAAGCTACCTAACCCATATCGGTTATTAAGAAGAATATCATAAAAAACCCAAGCAGGGTTATTAGTATAAACTTTTCGGGTTCTAAAAGTACCATCCCAGCTCTGATAAGTATTTGTCACTTCGCCGCTAGAATTTCTAGTATATTTTGCTTCACCCCCTCCTTCATCTCGTGTCACATAATTCGAAGGAACCTTAACTAATAAGCCTTTCAGGTGGTAAGATCTAGAGGGCAAGTTTTTGAATTGTTCCGAACTAAAGGCTACCTGAGCTAAAGCTGTATAGGGGTAGGTTAAAGGCTCTTTGATAATAGTTGTTAATGATTGAATTTGAGAATCGGCAACATTAATATTACTACCCCTTCTAGTAACTGATTTATATCTTCCACCCTCTAACTCTGTTATTCTTTCAACAATTAATTTAAAGTTAATAAAAGGCTTAAAGCGAGCTAGAGAAATAACTTCTTCTACAATAAAAGCATCTTTTTGATCCCCAAAATGTTCTCTCTCCGCTACTAAAACTACGGGAGTCTCAAAAGAAGATGCTCCAGGTCGTTGTACTGCGAGAGAGATTTTATAAAATGCCATGTTTGAAAAAGTTTTGCGTTTCTCTTTATGCTGGGAATAGAGACCTCCCGCATAGGAGATGCCAAATCTAATTTCATCTGCTTGTTGGGCTTGCTCCAAACTCAGAGCAAATCCGCTAGAAGAAGAGACACCTATGATTTCTGTAGGTTGAGCGTCTCCTCCAAAGTTAACAGATTGTTCTAGTGAAGGGGAGGCTATTGTACCTCCGGGTATTGCTTGCACTCCTGACCCTGAAAAACCCTCAAAAGGTGCTTGCATAACATTACCGTTTCTAAACTGCGCACTGAATCCATCGTACGTTCCTGTAACAAAACCCCGAGATTGTCGAGAGGATCGAGCGGCTCTAACTCTAGTGCCAATTGCTGAATATACATCAAACTCATAGTTTTTGGTGGAGGCGTTATTTACAGCAGTCCAAGCACTTTGCAGCGTGGCAGTGGTTTGATTTGAGCTAATGTTTACATAAGATAAAACTCTATCAATTTCTATAGTAAACGAACCCTCGGGGGAAATGTTATCCATAGGAATACCCCACTCTGAGGGGGTAAATTGAGCAGTCAATCCATTTGATGAAACAGAAATAAGATTACCAGTAAATATGTTACCTTCGGAATCAATAAGCCTCGCAGGTGAACCAGCAATATCCAATAACTGATCAGTAGTTGATTGAATCATAGCAGAATCAAAGAAAGTGCTGGACGCGGTTAAAGTAAAGTTTCTGGTATTTGTAATAGACAAAGGTGCTTCAATAGAAGTAACTGTTGTTGTACCGAAACCATTTTTTATAAGTAAATGATGCCCGTTACTTCTAGTTGTATATGCACCAAAAGTATTAGAGTTTTGCATGACCGCAGAAGTGCTTCCTGCAACTAAGCGAACTCTTTTAGGTCCTGTAGATACCAATTCATCTCTAAAGCTTAAGTCTTGTGCTCTATCGTCATTTAAGAAAATAGAGGGGAGTCCGTTAGTTAAGCCAAAAATAGGCCCTTCACAGATAAGATCAGTTACGGTTATATCTTGGCTTTCGCCATAAAACCTTCCTGGAGTTTTATTTCCGTGTATGTCTTCGTAGCCTGTATCTGTACCTACATCTTCTGGAGGATTTACTACATTTAGTAATAACGAGACAGGTCTGCCGGGAACTCTTAATTCACCGTACAATAAAGGAACCGGATCTCCTTCTGTTATGTTTTGAGAAGAACCATTAAACAGATAATCAGTCGCGGCATCGTCGACGCCAGGATCAGGAGACAATATACCCTGAAGCCCTTGCAAAGCCAAGTTTGTACCCAAGGTACCTATTGCTGTACCGAGAGTAGCTGCGCTAACCCCTAAAAGAGTACCTGAGCTGCCTCCTAAAGCTAAACCTATCGGGCCTGCCGCAAAGAAAAGAGCTACACCTGTTACAACTTTTATAAGGTCACCACCCGAGCCAGCAGGCACCGCTGCAAAAGTAACATCGCCTTCTTTAATAGGTAACAATAAATCTTCTTCAGACTCAAGAGATGTACCGGCAGTTTCTATAGTAAAGGCTATACCGTTTTGTTTGGCTTCAAGCAGGTATCTTTTGAAAGTAGGGTGGTTAGCATCTAAACATCTTAGTATTTCTTGATATGTGCTTGCCTCTACATTAAAGCTGCTTCCGAATTTTTCGGCAAGATCGCCAACTAAATAAACTTTACGATTCATAACGATATACTCCAATTATATGTTTTTTCCAGTTAGGAAAAAGATTTTCCCTGCATGATATTCTGTTTAATGCGTGGTGATAAAAAATATCTTCTCCCAGATATACACCACAATGATTTGCTACATTTGCCATTAGTTTGAAAACTAGTAAGTCCCCTTCTTTCATTGAACCCTCTACGGCTTTAAAGCCCCAGGTTTTTATATTCTCTTCCGTAAAATAGTTTTCTCCTTCATTCCACCAACGCTCTTTTGGCATATGTAAAGGACGGTTAGAAATATTTAAGCCTATTGACTTATAATAATCAACACTGGCAGAGAAACAATCGTTTACACCTAGTTCGTATTCTCTACCATATAAAGATTTTGTTTCACGAACAGGTTCTAGCTTGAACATATCCATTTCGGGGTAGTTGAAAATATAATAAGGAATTCCAAGAGCATTACAGTATTTTATATCAAAGGCACTAGGTTCGGGGGTGGAATCTGGGTGGCTATGTACTATTCCTACAATATCGCATTTTTTTGAAATTGCTATATACTGTTTTGAATCAATAATAAAGTCTTCATTAACACTTGCTACATTATCACAAGGGAACCACTTCAGTTCCCCCTTTACTACTCCAATTACTCCGCAACCTTCTTTTGGGTACCACTCTTTAAAATGTTGTTCTATTTCATCTAAAAAATTAATCATCTATACTTTGCGCTCCCTGGGAACGCTCCAAAAGGCAGAGTATGTGAAGTATTTCTCTCAGAGGAAGGGCCATAATCATTGATATTTCTATTTGCAGGAACTGCTTGAAATCTTGACTTGCAAGAATTTAAAGACTTACCGCAAACATCTCCTCTGCGCCAGTATATAGAGTAATTTTTAGGAACTTGATTAAGGTGTGGAGCTAAAGCAATCCAAATAGTTTCTGAACCTGCTGTGGCTCCGTATCTTACATAATCTCCCTCAGCATAAGTAGTTTGTCCATCCCATTGAGTGTATCTAGGGCACTCTATCCAGTAAGAGGAAGATGCTGAAGGTGCATAATTTAAGTTATTATCGTATAGACTAAGCCATGTTTTATTATTGTGTAGTACAATAGATTTTTTATTATAGGTAGTCGATGAAGAATAAGCTGCATAAATATCTGGGCTTCTCGCTAAAAGAATAGGATTGTCGTCTTCCGTAAAATAATACGAAGAAAATTGAGTAGAAGTATTTCCGTCGTTTCCATGAACATACTTCCCATCCTTTCTCCAAGTACATCCCCCATAAGAAGGATCAGACCAGTAGCCTTGGTACGCCCAGCTACAATACTTTCCTATTATCTTTCGACGAGGTAAGGTTATACCTTCCAAGTCAAAGGGTGCAGCTAACTCAAAAGATATAAAGGTGCTTGTTTCAGCAGAAATTCTATCAATTAAGTACTCTCTTGTAGGAAACTCTACAGGTATCTGCCCTACGGAGCTACCCGGAGTACCGCCTACTAAGTACTTTGCAAAAGTCTGCCTTCTAATTAATTTTTTACCTATCAAGTCCTCATTGCTTAGACCATCTCTTGCATTTTTAAATACTGTGGTTACATTTGCCATTGTTATTGTAGGTCGAGCTTGTGCACCATCTGCTTGCAGTAACATACCATCTATTGTGATAGGTAAAGGTGTATAAGTGTTAATAGCCGTGCCATCTAAAGATACAAACTGTAAATCGTCTAAAGAATAGTCTACACCCGAATGAAAATATACAAAAGACCCATCAATTTCTAATTCAAATAAAGTTATAAGAGGGCTATCAATATAGGATCCTTGTACATCTGAAGCAATTACGTTACTCATTATTCATATACTCTTCTAAAAGTTGCGGTACAACTATAAAAGTCATCATAGTCATATTTTTTTGTGTAGTTATCACAAACTACTTTAATTGTTGTTTCTCCTCCAGACCCATTAGTGTCAGGAATTGTAAAGTTAAATGGGACAACCCCATGTTGTGTATCAAAAAAAGTTACAATATCATCAATATCACTTTTTGTACGATTATTAAAAGTTAAGCTGTATTCTTCTTTCAAAGAATTAATACCGTTTCTTAGTCGTTGTTCATAGCCATCACCAAAAGTAGCTACTCGTACTTTTGGTGCAGTACTACGACTAAGCTGCTTATCAGGAACTATATTAGTTACCCCTATAACAAACCCTAAAGCCATTATGCTACTCCAAATGGGCTAAGTATTCCGCCCGATCTTTTTTGTGTTTGAAGCTCTCTCTGAACAGCTTTTGCTACTGCTGCCCCTAAGTTTTCCATATCCGGAGAAGAGCTTTCTTTTGATTCTGTTGATCCATCCATACTTATATTTACCACAACACTATTATTTTGTTCCCCTGCATTTTGTGGCATATCAACAGGTATTGATCTTCCATTAGGTAACGGAATTACTGCCTCTGTTCCATGTAAAAGAGCAGGATATCCCGCTCCTGGACCCCTTGCTATACCACCTGTTGAATATCCTGATAATTTACCTGAAGGGGTCATGATTCCTCCGGACCTAGCTTGATCACCTCCAAATAAACCGCCGACAAAACCTAAAGCCTTCGATATAAAGCCTCCTTCTCCTCCTGAGCCAAATATGCTAGATACCATTCTCATAAAGGCAGAAAGCATTCTCGAAAATATTCCTCTAAAATCGGTACCTATGTCTATAAAGAGATTCTTTAAGGAGGATCCAAAAGAAATTTCCCCGTCTTTAAGGTTTGCTATAAAGTCTCCGAAAGCACTTGTAAAAGGAACTACTGCTACTTTTGACGCTGTAGTTACAATTTCAGTTATTCCATCTCCTGAAACTACTTCTGTGGAAGTCGTTCCTATAGCTGTTGCAGCCTCTTTAACACCAGTAGATACAGCTTCTGCTATGAGTCCTCCTGCCGCTACAGGTATTGACACAACGGAGGCCACTACTTCTGCACTGCTTGGAACTACTCCACTTCCGCTTGTGGGTGTTCGTCCCCTTCCAGGATTCCCGCCCAATGCTTTAGAGCCTCCTACAATAGCGGCAGATATAAGACCAGCAGCTGTTGCAAAAGCACCTGTAATAGCTCCTGCAATAGTTGTTGCACCCGTTGCTGCCGCGGCTGTCATGCCTCCCGAAATAGTTGTAGAGGCCGTCGCGCTTCCCGTGTTCATAGCAACAGCTATTGCGGCAGAAGGGTCTTGTTTCTTAAAGAAGCTTTCTAGTAAAGTTTCAGATAATTGTTTTGCTAGTTGGTCGGCTATGGCTTCGAAAACTCCTTTTACTAGCCCTTTTATTGCGTCTTTAACGCTTGACTCTTCATTTTTAATTAAAGAAGCTAGAGAGTTTGATAGGCCTGAACCCAAGGAATCCCTAACAGTTGCTTGCATATTGAATTCTTTTGTTAGTTTAGCATTTTCCGCAACTAAAGCCTTAGTATCTTCAACAAATTGAGGTGTAATATCAACACCTTTTTTATAGGCTTCTACTAGTTTGTTTTGTACTGCTAACTGTTGAGACGTAAATGCAAAATGTTCTGTTGTTAGTCCTAGTAGCTCGTTTTCTGTTCTTAGCTGATTAAGTAAGCTTGCTGCTATATTGTCGTGAATTACTTGCTCTGCTTTTATAGAAGTCAATCGAGCTTTTGCTAATTCTAAAGTATTATCTGCGGCTGCTATCTCTTGTTGCGTTCCGCCGGATCTTATTTGTTTCAGCTTTTCGCTGGCATCTACAATATCTAAGATTGCTTTTGCTTCTTGATTTGCTAGGTTTTGTGCCTTATTATCTCTTAAAATTTTTGCTCTTTCTCCTCCGAAAGCAGTAATACTTGCTTCCAGTATTTTTCGCTCTCTTGCAAGTTTTAATCCGTGTATATTTACTTGATTAAGACCCTTTCTAATAGTTAGAAGCT